AAGTTCTTTGAGAATGGCGCAATTCCTGGTCTTATATTAAAGTCACCAAACTCTCTAAGCGAGAAGCTAAAAGAGAAGATGATAGAGAGCTGGTTAAATGCCTACTCGCCAAATAATGGAGGCAAGCGTCCTCTTATTCTGGACGGAGGTATGGAGCTAGACAGACTTAGTAACACTAACTTCAAGGAATTAGACTTCGAAGTAAGTATTATTAAACAATAACATGCGGTACTTAAAACACTCGGTATCCCTCCTATTCTTCTTGACGGTGGTAATAATGCTAATATTAGACCTAACCAAAGGCTCTTTTATATAGAAACAGTTATCCCTCTAGTAGATAAGGTTATGAGAGGGTACGAACGATTCTTTGGCTGGGAACTAATTCCTGATAATGATATACCAGGGTTACAGCCAGAACTACAAGAACAAGCAAATTATGCTGTAGCTCTTGTTAACGGTGGGGTAATCACTCCAAATGAAGCTAGAAAAACTCTGGCGTTCGAAGAATCTGACGATCCGGAAATGGATGAAATCAGAATCCCAGTTAACGTAGCTGGCTCAGCAGCAGACCCTAGCCAAGGTGGAAGACCGCCAAAGAAAGAACCATAATGAATAGACCTGCCGCAGTCGCAAGAGACGTAGCACAATTTCTATTGAGCAACCATATTAATCCACTAGAGATTACAGCTGCTCAGTACGATGCTTTAAACCCTCCTTGCCGAGCTGTTAGAATGAAGATTTATTTCCTTACTTTTGGCCGCGCAATGAAGATTGTAGCCCGCCATACGGAAAGGCTAAAGATCAACGCGACAAAAACGTCCGTTGCGCCAGAAGTGGCAAAGACTCCTAAACGAACAGGGGCTAAGGCTGTAAATGAAGTATAAAGTATACACAGTCCTGTCCGAGATCAAGTCTATGTCCAAAGGCAAGGATACTATTACTGTTACAGGTATGGCTTCCACTTCTGATATAGATCGAGTTGGGGACGTAATTGTCCCAGATGCTTGGACAAAGGGTGGTTTGGATAACTACACTAAAAATCCGATAATCCTATTTAACCACAACTACAACAATCCTATCGGAAAAGGTACTGAGTTTAAAGTAACAGACAAAGGGCTCGAGATCACAGCTGAAATCAGCAAAGCAGATCCCCGTGTCGCTACTCTAGTAGAGCAAGGTATTCTAAAAACTTTCTCAGTAGGATTTAGAGTAAAAGACGCCGACTATCTGGAAGAAACCGGCGGACTAAAAATTACGGACGCAGAGTTAATCGAAGTGTCTATTGTTTCTATCCCAGCCAATCAATCGGCTGTTTTCGAAGTAGTCAAGTCTTATAATTCACAAGAATTTGACGAGTTTAAGAAAGGGCTCACTGTGCCCACCCTACCCGACACGGGTAATCAAGAGGCACTGCCCTCTTCTAAGGAAAATAACACTATGGATAAAGAAGAAATGAAGAAATTTCTAGAAGAAGTTTCTAAAAATGCAGCGACCGCTGCTACAGCTGCTGCAAAAATGGCCGTTGCTGAAGAAGCTGCTGCTCGCAAAACAGCAGAAGAAGCCGAAGCTGCTCGTAAAGCTTTAGAAGCTGCAAATCTTGAAGTCGCTGTAAAAGCAGGCGCATCAGGTGCAGAAAAGCTTCTAGAAGAAGTTAAGAAAACTTTCGCTGACAAGTCAGCAGCAACAGACGAGAAGATCGCAAGCCTAGAAGTCGACCTACGTGATCGTAGCAAGGACCTAGCTGCCCTACGTGAGTCTAAGCGCACGTTTGTGTCTAGCGAGTCTGGTGTTGATTGGAAAAAGGCCTATGGTCCTGACCTAGTTAACGCATACATTCTAAACGCTGTCCTAACGGGCAAAGGCGGTTTCGAAGGTACCAAGTTCGGTAAAGAGATTCTAGAAAAAGCAACAAATGCTATGTCATCTGCTGCCGCTCCTACTGCTACTTCAATAGAAATCTACGAAAATACGGTTTCAACGTCAATCGAGCGCGATATCCAGAACCTTCTAGTTCTAGCGCCTCTATTCCGTGAAATCCAAATGAAGACAGCAACGATGGCAATGCCAATCCTACCTGACGCTGGCTACGCTGAATTCGTGTCTACTAAGACGTACACGAACACAGGTAAAGATGCTCCTGAAGGTTCTCTTTCTGAGCGCGGCGATACAGTAGGTTCTCCTTACGGTGGTGTTGATCTAACGAACAAGACACTAAGCGTTAAGAAACTACTTTCAATTAGCTATCTAGCTAACGAAACAGAAGAAGATACGATCCTAGCGATCCTTCCTCTAATCAACGAAACAATGATCCGTGCTCACGCACGTTCTGTTGAGCACGCAATGCTTCTAGGTGGACACTCACAAGGTGTTCTAACTGGATCTTTTGATGGTATCTGTGAGCAAGCTCGCGATAACTCAAAAGAAACACAGTCAACGACTGCACAAGCAACTGATAAACTAACGGCTGCTAACCTAATGACACTTCGCCGTGGTATGGGTAAGTGGGGCGTACGTCCTTCAGACGTAGTTTACATCGTATCTCAGACAGGATACTTCGATCTTCTAGAAGATCCTGAATTCCAAGATATGAACCTAGTTGGCAGCAACGCTGTTAAATTAACAGGTGAAATCGGAAACGTATACGGAAGCAAGGTAATGCTTTGTGACGAATTCCCAACACCAGCAGTAAGCAAGCTGTTCGCAGCTGCTCTAAACCCACGTAACTTCATCGTGCCACGTATGCGCGGAGTTACACTAGAGTCTGCTTACTACCCTGGTCTACAACACCGTGAACTTGTTGCTTCACAACGTCTAGGTATGGACTCCATCATCACTGCTGGTACTTCATGCGTAACGTACAAGTACAAGGCATCCTAATGGATGAGGGCGCCGAGTAAAATCGGCGCCCAATGCTTGGAGAGCCCAATGGATGTGGATGAAAAAGGCGTGGAGGTTGCCTGGCATACTTTCTGCCTTCTTCACCACAGATCATTGGGCTTTTCTCATATGGCCCTAACCGAAGCTATAAAAGCTTATCTTCAGTACGTCAAGGATAAAAATGACAGAGCTAGTCAGCATACAACAGTATAAAGCATACAGAAACATTTCAGGTAACACTGATGATGGTAAACTAAACATGCTTATTCCTGCTGTATCCAAGCTTATCAGGACGTATTGTGGAAGAGATTTTACAAGCTATTTCTCAGCAGACAAGACTGAGTACCACACATTGAAGTGGTTTCAAAACGCGATATTTTTAAGAGAGATACCTATTGTAAGCGTAACCTCTGTATCAGAACTAACAGAAGGAAGCCAAACGGCTTATACTCTTTTAACATCAGATCAGTATATAGTAGACGCTGAAATGGACGCGATATATCGAATCGAGGATCAAGTTAGATATAACTTTCCTATTGGTATTAACGCAGTTAAGGTAATTTACAAGGGCGGGTACTCTGCCGTGCCTAGCGATTTACAGCTGGCCGCTTGTGACCTAGTCACTTATTACCTAAAAGAGCAGTATCTCCCAGAGAAGAACCATGCTAGCTTTACTATTAGGTACAATAACGATAAGCCTGATTTTCCAGAGCACATCAAGAGAGTGTTAGATTTCTATAAGGACGTATAGTGGATATTCAGTTAAAAGAGTTTGAGCTGAAAAAGTTAATAGACGAACTAGAGAGAGCAGCTAAGACTGCTTTAGCTACAGAGTCTTTAAAAATAACTTCTCTTGGTATTAATAACCCAGTACTCCCGGAAGGTTTATTCGTAGATCCTTTAAAAGACCACCCTGCTAGTAAGACCAGGGTACTAGTTCATAATGGTAAGATAATAAGCATAGAAGAAGCTTATAAAAAAGCCAGAGAAGCGGAAGAAGAAAAGATTGATATAGATACTATAATTGAAGGTGTGGAGTTTAATTGGCTACAAAAAAATTACCCTCAACTATGGCTAGATTGGCAAGCTGCTAATCCAAATACTCCAAATCCATCTTTTGTTACTTTTAGTGGGGATGGCTCTTTAAGTACTTACTATAATAACATGAGGGAAACAGGTGGTGTTTCTTTAAGTAAGGAAAGAACTTTATTTGACTCTTTAATTAAAAAAATAGTAGGTAAAAACTCAGATCCTCCTTTAGTGGAGTTAGCTTTGGACTCTCTTCCAACAGATAATCTTGAATATTTTACTAAAGTATTAACATCCTGGGCTGATGACCCCGAATATAAAGGAGGGGCTAAAAACAGAATAGGCACCGGGACCTTATTTGGTATTGTAATAAAAATAGGAAAAGATGCTAATGAAGAACAATACTTACTATATGGGACTGTAAAGCAACCAAAAAGTTACGGTGCATTAATTGTAGTAGGCAACCCAAGTCTTATAGCTAGGTCCGAAGTTATTGTACCTAAAGCCGCGGGGCACGGCAGAGCTGGAGCTATACAAAAATCTTTAGTTTACGCCGACTACATGGAGTCAGCCATAGAGTTATTTATTTCTAGAGATCCTGCTAGACGTGATTTTTGGGAAAAGAACAAAGCTGAAATACTTGCCCCTTTAATAACGGCAAAAGAAGAAGCTAATGCTCTTAATAAAATTATTGTTGGGTATTCGGCAGCTACTGCAAAAAAAGAAGATTTGAGTGCGGCCATTACAGCAGCTAGAGCTGCTATGGTAGGCACCGGCCCAAATAGTATTGTAGTATTAGGTAGAGCAACTCCCGGAGGCGCAATAGTTGGGCAACCCTCTACCCTAGATATAAAAATAAGTTCCTGGAAATTCTTCCCTCTACAGAATGCCCTAGGCAATAGTACTTTAGGAAATTACGAAGCTCAAGCAGCTAAATTCGTAGAAAATATGGCCGCTGCAGCATTACAAAAAGTTATAAATGGCTTTTTTATATCACAAAGCTCTTCATCTTTAATTGTTGAAGCTTTATTTAAAGAAATATACCAAGCCTTACTGCCTTTAGTTGGTAAAAAAGAAGCATTAAAAGTACTTAAAGCTATTAAAACAAGAAAGCCTAAAGACTTCATGCTTATGAAGGTAGGCCTACCTGTAGCTAAAAAGTTAGAGGGCTTCAAGAAGTATGAAGCCGCTGTAAAAAAGTACAAAATGTTATTAGAGCAAGAGGCTAAGCAAGCCCGTGCTTTAGTCATAAAAGCGGATAGGGAGAGGTTACGTCGATTTATAAAAATAAAAGATGTACCTAGAGCGACTGAAGCCCCAATAGATTATAATAATATAGTTCAGTTAATGAATAAATATATTAGAGAAGCAGTTATAGAAGAGATGGGCCCTTCTAGTTTAGTTAATAGAACCGGTAAATTTGCTTCCTCTGTGAAAATAACTAGAGCTTCTGAGAAATCTATGAATTTTGTGTACGAGAAAAACCCGTATGGAGTTTTTAAATCGGTAGGGGGCGACGAAAGAGTAAATCACCCTAGAAGTAGAGACCCTGGTAGAATAATTAGAGCAGCTATAAGAAATTTAGCTTCTAACAATTTACAGGAATTTTTTAAAGATAAACTTTATATTAGGGAGGATTAATGGCCACAACTGGAAGAATATATTCTTCAAGAAGATACGCTATAGTAGCCGCTTTAGTAGAACTGTTTAAGACAATAGACGGTACAGGTTCTTTTAGAACTAATGTGAATCGTAGTGTTTACCCTAATTTAAAATACTTTGAAGAAGTAGTAGATTTCCCTGCTATATGTGTCACTGCATCTTATGAAACTAGAACATATCAGGCCGGCGGCTATAGAGATAGATACTTAGACGTGAGAATAATGCTCTTTATAAATGAAGAGAACCCACTAGATAAGTGCGAAGCACTAATGGAAGATGTAGAGAGTTTAATAGAAGAAAATGGAAGATTAGCTTACGTAGATAGAGATGGGAGTACGCAGTACACTCGTGATATCACTATTAGCTCTCTATCATCAGATGAAGGCACATTGGACCCAATGTCTGTCGGAGAAATTAATATAAGGGTCCAGTACTAGGTTTATACTTAGTCAGGAGAAGAAATGTTTTTAAAGAGAGATACAAAAGTATTCCTTAAGAAAGGCACAGCCATCTGGGAAATCCCAGTTATGTCTGGGTTCTCTTTCTCACAAGGAAATACTACCTCAGAAGTTGTTCTAAAAGAAATGGCTACAGCTGCTGGAGTTTCACGCAGAGGACGTCGAGTATTTAATGATGCTCTAGCCCCAGCCGATTGGAGCTTCGCAACTTATATCAGACCATTCAAGTCACCAGTTCAAGCTTCTATTGCTGCTACAGCTATGGTTGCTAACACAGGTTATAAGATTCTATCTGCAGGCGACACGGTATGGGCAACTTACGGCGCAAGCGCCGGAACTGCTGGTACATACTTCGTTGCTAACGGCGCCGGTTTAGGCACAGGCACAGTAGTTCCCGCATCTATCGCGGACGCTGCTGCAAACGTGCACGCTGTAGAAGAAGTTCTATGGGCTCAATTCGTTGGCCTAGGAACATACACATCTACGTCATACACGTTCCTAAACTTCGAAGCACCTAACTCTACTGACCTTGATATTCAATTCACGGGCGGTAACAATATCAGCTTAGGCGAATTCGACCTATACTTCATCCTAGGCGCTGCCTATGATGCGGATAGAGACTATGATGACGCTGCACTAGACGAAGTTCTTGTTTACAAGATTGCAAACTGTATCATTAACCAAGCTAACGTTAACTTCGATGTTGATGGTATCGCTATGGTCGAGTGGACAGGTCAGGGCACAGTTATCTCTAAGCAGACAGACTTTGATGCTCGTACAGCTATTACACAAGGTGTAACTGCAACAAGCAACTTCATTCGTAACAAGCTAACATCGCTAACAATGGTAGCTGCAAACACTACAGCGTATCCAGGTGCTGCGGATAACACAGCCCCAGGTACAGCAGGCACATACACAATTACCCTAACTGGTGGATCGATCTCATTCTCAAACAATGCTACGTTCCTAACGCCAGAAACTCTAGGTATTGTAAACCGTCCTATCGGCCACATCGCTGGTAACAAGTCTATCACAGGTAACTTCACGGCTTACATTGAGGAAGATGCGGATCTAGCAGATACATCAGGACAGCTACTAGCTGACGCTCTAGCTGACCTAACAACAGTAACGAACTCATTTGCACTAACGTTCATTATTGGAGGTACAGGAAATACACCAAGGTTCCACATCAGCCTACCAACGGCTCACCTTGAAATTCCTAAAGTGCAGTCAGATGATATTATTTCTGTAGATATCGCTTTCCACGGATTGCCATCTACGATATCTCTATCTGACGAAGCTACACTAAAGTATGTTGGAGCATCACTCTAACGAGAAAAATTTTTCTTGACAATAGTCAAGAAGTCACTTATAATAGGTGGATGGGTAAAACTGTCCACCTATATTTTTATAGAAAGAAGGAGAATACAAATTGAGTAAACTACAATCAATGCTAAAAGACACAATCGAGGCTTGGATGCCATTTGACGGCCTGCCCGGTTTTGAAGTAAAACTAGCGTATCTAGCGCGCCCCGAATTAGAGAAGATTAGAAAAGCTGCCACTCGCCCTGTGTTTAAGAAGCACCAGAAGGAAGACGAATTAGACAGTGATCTCTTCATGAAAAGTTATGTTAAAGCCTGTGTCCTAGACTGGAAAGGCTTTACCCTAGAATACGCTACTAAACTATTGCCTATTGAAGTGCCCGAAGGATTGTCTCTAGAAGAGCTAGTAGACTTCTCATCAGATGAAGCTCTCAGCCTAGTTAAAAACTCCCCTGAGTTCGACAAGTGGTTGAATGAGGTGATCTTTGACCTAGACTCCTTTCGTAACAAACCTACGAAGTGATATAGTAGAAACCCTTGAAAAATATTTGAAGGGTACTAATAGTAAAATAGATAAGATCAGGTATTTAAGGCTTATGGCCGAAAGAGGGCTAGAGCCTGACCCTAATAAAATACCTGTAGATGCGGAGGATTTATACTATGATGCGCAGCTAGCCCTGAACATATATGGCAGGCTAGGCAATAGAGTATATGGAGACGTAGGCTTCACTGGCAAAGATTACACTAATTTGCCAATACTTATTTCATTCCACGAAATACTTGATACAGACTTTCTTCTAGAGTTGCTCAACATTATAGATGAGCATAATATAGATAAGTCTCAAAAAGCTATGAAAGCGGAATACGATAAGATAAAGAACAAAACATGAAAATAAATATAGGTGCTTTGCTTACTGTTGATTCTAAAGCAGATAAAGCCTTAAAAGAAACAAAAGCTTTAGGTGAAAATCTAAAGTACGCTAACGCACAAAGTGAACTGCTTGCCAAAACTATGGGCAAGACAGGCTCTAATGCGGCCAAAAAAGCAGGCGCTTTCAATGATAGAGACGGTATCAGCACTAAAGAGAACAGAGGAGCCAAGGGCGTCTCTGGACAAAGAGGCGCTGCCGGTAGAGATATGGCCGGCCTACGAGATGCGTCAGATAGCACAAGTGGTATCGTTGCGGCTTACGCCACAGCGGCCGCCAACATGTTCGCTATTACAGCAGCCTTTAAAGCCTTATCCGATGCCGCTAAAGTTCAACAGCTAAGAGAAGGTCTAGAATTGGTAGGAGCTCAAAGTGGTGTAACACTTGGGCTTGTATCTAAAAATCTTGAGAAGGTAACTGGATACGGTATCAGTGCCGCAGAAGCGATGAAGTCAGTCGCCTCTGCTACCGCCGCAGGCTTTTCTGGCAAAGAAATTGAACGACTAGGTACAGTTGCTAGAGGCGCGGCTGTTGCCCTTGGTAGAGACATGTCCGACGCGATGGACCGTCTTACAAGAGGTAGCATCAAGCTCGAACCAGAACTTCTAGACGAACTTGGTATTATGACTCGTATTGATGACGCGGTACGAGCTTACGCAGACGCGCATGATAAGGCAAAATCTTCTCTAACACAGACAGAGCGCAGACAAGCGTTCTTAAACGCTGTTCTTGAGGAAGGTGAGTCTAAGTTCGGTTCTATTGCTGAATCAGTGCCTATTTCTGCTTTTGACAAATTAAACGCATCTATGAAAAATATGGCAACCGGGGGTATTGGAGAACTGGTAAAGTTCCTGAACCCACTAGTTGAGCTATTAACACAAATGCCCGCACTAATAATGCTGCCTATGGCAGGACTATTAACCTCAGTGGCAAATAAGCTTATCCCAGGAGCTAATGCACAGTTAGAAAAGTTTGAGAGAAAAGCAATGGCTGCTGGTAAAGCTGTCCAAAACTCTCTGAAGTATAAAAATATTCGTATAGACCAAATGGACTATACTATAGATGCGGCTAGAGATAGAGCTAGAGATAGACTGGGTATAGCAGTTGGCGCCGAGGATGATAGAAAGATAGGCACTCTTAAAGCTGAAAGAGCCCTAGTTCTAGAGAAAATAGCAAAGGAAAGAGAGCTATTAGCACTAGCTATAAAACAGAATAACGTTGCGGAAGAAAGAATACGTTTAAATAATATAGCTGCTGGTAAAGCAGCTGTTGCGGCGTACTCATCAGGTATAAACTTAACTGAAAAGAATCAGAGAAGTGAAGCCGCTGTTGCGAAAAAGGGTTTTAGCTTTAACATGCAAGCTCTTTCTGCCCAGCAGTTTGAAAGAACTCAAATAGAATTAGCGGCTCGTGAAGGAGATGTTAAAGGCCAAGCTATTGCAGGGCTTAAGGGCGTGCGCGCGCAATTTGCTTCTATCATACCTACCGTACTAACATATAGATCCGCTCTTATAGCGGCAAATATAGAAGCTGGTAAAGGCACCCCTATATTACTAGGAGTTAGAACTGCATGGGCTGCGGCTACTGCAAGTGCTTTTGCTTTTGGAGTTACTGCTAAACTAGCTATACAGGGGCTTGTAGCCGCTATACCTATTATTGGGTGGATTCTTACAGCTATTACTATAGCAGCTTCGGCTTGGGACTTTTTCAAAAGTGAAAAAGATAAAGCTATGGAAGGGCTAAAAGAGCAACTTAAGGAAATACTGAAGACAGTAGATAAAGTTAATGAAGAAATAGATAGATTTAGAGAAAAGGGCCAGTACGGAAGAGCCTTCGAAGCTGAAATAGGTAACCTATCTGAAGTCTATAATAAACTAAAAGAGATTGTATATCTTAAAGACAAAGTAGAAAAGCCAAAAACTACTACTACCAAACTAATAGGTTGGACTGCTGGTCAGCTAGCTGGCGGGGATGAAGACACGAAAAAAGCCTTATCTTCTACCTTCGATAGAATAGCTTCTTTTAAAGGAACCGATTTTACCATGAAGCTAGCGCACAATATGCGTATAGCTAAAGAAAATGGGCAAGATTGGCTAGCCTTAATGCAACCTACTGTTGATGGGGCTGACGCAATATCAAAATCTTGGACCGATATTAGTGAAGCAGTAAAGAGCGGCGGGCAAGCTATTCGTAAGTTTTGGGGGGATGACTTCTTTAAAACGGATTACACAGAAATAGCCAATACGTTTAGAACTATAACTACGGAATTAAAGGCCCAAGATCAGTACATAACAGACCCTATTGCAAAAACGCAAGCGGCGTCTGACGTTATATCAAAATTTGTAGCTGGTGGAAAAGATATGTTCCTTGAAATGGACAGAGTCTATGGCACCGGTTCGTCTAAATTTGTAGACGAATTTACTGAATTAGCTGCAGCACAAGCAGAAATAACTACACTTACTAAAGTTGGTGATGAAAAAAGTTTAGCTACTGCTAAAGAATTAACTGCACAATTAGCTATAAGACAAGAGAAGTTTAAAAACCTAATAGAAGCCTCAGGAGTATTACAGAAAATAGCGACTGAAGAATTCAAAATCAAGCTAGCTACTATTAATCTTGAGGCAGCCAAAAGCGCTGTCGTTTTACAAGAACTAAGAAATACGGCTAGAACGGTAAATAATTCTATAGCTGCTTCTAAACAAGCTATTGAAAGAATGAAAATAGCACAAGGCTTCGACATTCTACAAGGATATGATAAAGTTGATGCTATTAAAAATGCTCAAGTAGAGTACAATAATGCCAAAGATATTGCTAGCCTGAAAAACTCAGTTATAGACAGAGAATTTGAATTAGCTGCTCTACAAAAAGAGTTAATGCTTCAAAAAGCTAGGTTAGAGCTGACTGACGCGGAATCTCAGTTTACTCAAAAATACTATAAAGATGGTAGGTTAAATAGCACAGCTACTATCAATTCCGATGATAGTGTGAACGCAGGGTACTTAGCTGACACTCTATCCCTAAATATCAGAAGACAAATAGTTACACTATATGAAAAAGTAGAAACAACTAGCTCTGCTATTAATACTGCACAAAAAGATGCAAATGATAGAGATGTAGCTGCAAAAGCACAAGCTCTTGCTTTAGCTAAAGAAACATTTAGAACGTCACTTAATAACCTAAAGAAAACTCAAGATATAACTACCGCTACATTAGATCTAGAACTAAAGATCGCAGCAGCAAAGCGACAGTCATTTATGAACTCGGCCGAGCTGCAAAGAACTAAGCAAATCAATGACGCTGCTAGAACTGCTTTTGGGTCATTAGACCAATTAGGAGAACTAAGACAGGCTAAAGACAAAGCTATCTTAGATCAGTGGAAGACTATATTTGATGAACTAGATAGAAGAAAAAGAGAGCAAAACAACATTGATAACCTAAGAGGTTCAATGAATGCTGCTACAGAAATGAGAGATAATTACGTAAAAAATAATGCTGCAACAGAATTAGTTGATAATGCTAATGATGTTCTTGCTACTCGAACTAGGGAGTATGATGCAGCTGTGCTAGCTCAGACAACTAGTGGTCTAGCGGCCGCAGATGCTATTGCTGCTCATGCAGAAGCACTTAGAAATGCTACTAATCTAATAACTGATATTAATAATGTCCCTGGTTGGTTAGATAAAAAGCTAGATAGAGCTGGTCAAGATAGAACGAGAGCCAATGCCTCTGTAGGTATGAACATGGTTGGGGCTGGGGAAGAATTTAGAGGACTACTAGACGAAAGATGGGGCCAAGTAGGTCAGTCTGTGTATGGCGGGGACTTTAAAAAATTCCTAGAAAAAGAAGATATTGCTCTTATGAAACAAGCTGCTCAACAAATGAAAGAGCTAAGTATTGTAACTGAAGGTATAACTAGCGTAACTTCAGCTTTCCATTCTGAACTTTCTGCAGCATTTAGCTCCATCATAGATGGGTCTAAAGACGCAGGAGAAGCTTTTGGCGATATGGCCCTATCTATGCTAAAGATGATAGCTGACCTTATATCTCAGTTAATAGCTATGCAACTAATTAAAGCCGCGGCTGGTATTCCTGGTCTTGGGTTCTTAGGAGCTGGTGCTGCTGGCGGTGTAATGCCTATGGCTAACGGTGGTATAATGAGCCGTAGTGCTGGCGGGCTACAAGGAGTTATAAACAAGCCAACTTACTTAGTAGGCGAAGGTCGCTACAATGAAGCTGTGGTTCCTCTACCTAACGGTAGAGCAATACCAGTTCAAATGCATGGCAATAACACATCTAGTAACAGTGTACAGGTTAATATCAATATGACCCAAACTGGAGAAACTAAGACAGACTCCAAGGGGCCAGACATGAATAACCTAGGGGCGGCCGTTGCCGCGGCAGTTCAAAAAGAACTGCAAGCTCAAAAAGCCCCAGGAGGTATCTTAAGTAGATACGGAGTTGCTTAATGATATACTTTACAATACCTATGGATGTAATCAGTGTCGGCGTTCCAGCCGCCGACACTGATATTTATTTAGATAATGGAGTCCAAGTCCAATCTACTCCTAGTAGTAGGCAGGTATCTTTTGGAGAAGACTATAGCTTAACCATTCCTCTAGGTAGCCGCAAAAGAAGTTTTTCCGGCTCTATGACGAATAGAGCTCAATACGATGCTGATCTGATAGATAACTACTTTACATACTTAGAGGGGGAGCCTATCAACAACTTCCATATACTTGGCGAGACTGTTACTGTTGTAGCTTTACAGTGGTCTAAAGTTTTCAGAAATGAAGAGATTTACACGGTGCAAGCTACGTTCAAAGAGGTGAAGAGATGATAACATTTATAGCCCCAGCCACGAGCGCCTTTTTCTCTATAGATACCGAATATACGGTAGACGTAGGGTTGCAGGTCAGCAAACAAGTTGTTATGCTAGAGAAGATGGCTGCAGACTTTCCCTTTGAACAAGCTAGAGCGGATGGGCTAAACGCTGTTAGAGAGTCTATGACTTTTAAAATAATAAATCTACCTATAGCTGAAGTTATTGCTTTAGATGGCTACTTTGATGAACTAAATGGAGTTGTCCCTATAGATTTAGTTTTCCCAGGTGTAGGCTCAGTTACAGCAGCAGCTGCAGGAACTAACGGACTTACTATAGGTAAAAGATATAGAATACTTACTGCAGGCGGTATTAACTGGACTGCAGTAGGTGCATCTTCAGGCGCTGTAGGTACTTCTTTTTACTATAATGGAGTTACAACTACTGGAGGTTCAGGCAGTGTGAGAACTGTGGTTAAAAGAACTTTAATAACAAGTTGGAGTGCTGATGTCTCAAACAGCAAGTTTGGCGCAATACACGCAACCGGAAAAATGGTACGCATATGATTTTAGAGCTTAATAAACAAAGAGTCACCTCAGACTATATTGAGCTGTACCAGTTACAGACACCTGAGGGCTGGCTGTACTTTACTACTCATGAAACAAGTGTTTACATGAGAGATAAAGAAACTCCATTTACCAATAGGTTATATGGCTCACTTCCAATAGAATTTACTGGTTGGGAGCAGAAGTCAGAGGGTACTTACGCCAGACCAGCCATTACTTTTGCAAATATATTAACCACGTTTGCCGACGCCCTAGGCGACTTCGATAATGATGATCTAGTTGGCCTAAAGATAGTAAGAAGAAAAACACTAGCTATACATTTAGATAACGTAGCTGGTGACGCGCACGGGGCTGCGGCAGCTCCTACGGAGTTTCCAGTACAGTCATATATCATAGATAGAATAGCTTCTATGGACTCGATTAGTGTAACCTTCGAGCTTGCTAGCCCTTTCGATGTATCCGGGGTTATGATACCTGGTAGATTTATTTTGCCTAATAGTTGTTGCTGGTCCTACCAAGGGGCTGCTACAGATACACCCTTTAGCTCCTCTGCAGGAGCATGTATTTGGAAACTAGCGGCAGATAATAATGGGTTTACAGCGTTCTTTGATGCAAGGAATAGCCTTTTTGCTAGCACAGCGGTTCATACTCTTTCTAGTATAGGCGGTTCGGCTGCTGCTGCTAATGACTTCTTTAGAACTGCTAAAGCACTTACACGAGTAAATGTGAATGGCAGCTATACAACTACAGGTCTTGGGGATAAAGCTTATGACTATTGGCAGGCCGCGGCTGCTGGCACAACTGCTTTCAGAAGAATGAGGCCATATTCTACGTATAACGGGGCTACTACATACTACACCTTCCTTGAGGGCGATCTATATAATGATGTAGTATTATCCGGAGGAACTCTGTGGGTTTGTATTAAAAGTCATGCTGGTAGTCAAACTCCTGCTCTTGGCTCTAAGTATTGGAAGCGTGCAGATATTTGTGGTAAAAAGTTAAGTAGCTGTGCAATAAGGTACAAGTCTATAGCAGTAACAAATGCTACAGGAGCTACAGTAAGTGTTTTAGAAGATACAACAAAGGTATTACAATATGGTGGATTTCCAGCTTCCAGAAGATATGGTTTCACAGGTTAAAGAGCATGCTCTAAAGGAGGCCCCGCAAGAATGTTGCGGGGTCGTTCTTGTAAAAAAAGGTAAGCGAAAATACTATCCCTGTGCTAATGTAAGTAAGGAACCCGACTCTTTTATAATAGACCCGGTTCAATTTACTAAATTTTCCCTCCAAGGGGATATAGAATTCATCGTTCATTCTCACACGTCAGGTATGGAGCCTAGTGAGCATGATTTACAAGCTTGTAACGCTTTGAAAATTCCTTATCTTATATACTACTTAGAAAGTGAAACTTATAGTATTCACTATCATAAAGACTATAATAATTTAATAGGCAGAGGGTATGTATTTGGTAAACAAGACTGTTTTGAGGCAGCTAGAGATTGGTTTTTAACCCACGGGGTTATCATGCCACCAAGAAAAAATTGGGTTGACAATTGGGAAGAACATGGCTATAATTATATATCAGATGAGGTCTTTGATTGGCCAGTAGAACAGGTTAAAGATTTAATATATGGAGATATTTTAACTTTAACTGTAAATGGCAAGATACCCAATCATATAGCTATATACTTAGACAATGATATTATTTATCATCACGCAATAAATAGGCTTTCATGCCGAGAAAATATGTACCCTTTCTGGGCGGAGAATATACATGGCATCTACAGGTACAAGGGAAGTAATCTTAGAAGGATTTCTAGGTGAGAAATACGGCCGCAAATGGAATATAGCGGCAACTGAATATAAAGATATCTTCTCATGCATAGAGGCTAACTACCCTCAAAGCAGACAAGATATTGTTGACCTATTTATTTCAGGAGGAGACATATCCATCCAAACAGGCGCGACTATGATGGAGGATATTGAGGAGTACTTATTCCCAATTAAAGAAGGTACTATAATTATAACACCAATAGCTACAGGTAGTAAGTCTGGCACAGCGAAGATAATTGCAGCCGTGGCTATCATAGCTGTAATGTGGTGGAACCCAGGAGGCTGGGTTGCAGCGGGTGGATTAGTAGGTGCTGCTGGTTCTAGCGCTGCTTTAGGTGCGGGCTTTTCCATGGTCGCTGCCGGCGCTTCTATGAGCGCAGTAAACTTGGCTCTTATGGGTCTGGCTATTAACTTAGCCATTATGGGTATTCAACAGTTAATGGCGCCAGACCCTTCTGTTGATGATAATGACAGTAATTACCTTTTTAACGGCCCCGAAAATACAACAGTATCAGGCGCTCCAGTACCAGTTCTTTGCGGTGAAATGATGATAGGGGGTATAGTTATATCCTCTGGCTCTATAGGTGGTTTCTGGGGTGCAGAAGCTACATACGTAGAAGAGCAAGTATGGGGTGAAGGGCTCTTTGGTGATAGATACAATGCCCCCACAGCGACTCCTATATTCGTAGGGGGCAAATATTTAGGTGTTACGCAGATTACTGTACACGCACCTCCGGTCCCAACGACCACAGCTTTACAGCAGACCGTATACGATCAATCTCTAGGTATAAAGACGCTAGGTAGTGATGAGTTTACGATGTTTGCGCCTTAAGGAATAAGCATGCCTTTTAAAAGAAACACAGTAATAATATACGACCTTCTATCAGAAGGAGAGATTGAGCTAGTTGATGGCCTGTCTTCTGTTTACTTAAATAAAACTCCCATTATAAACTCAGATAAGCAGCATCTAGCTGTAAATAGAACCTTCTCAGCTACTACTACTGGTGCTTCCGCGGATGTAGTTTTTGATGATGAAGGGCTATACCCCTTAAATAATGTCAGACCTATACGAATCCAAAAAGGGTATAAAGCTGCCGGCAGCGCATCCGCGACAGCTGGTACTAGAACTGTAACTACCGCAGGGTCATTCTTTGAGGCAGCTATGATAGCTTCTCAAACGGAGGCTACTGGCGGTCTATACCAAAAGATAAGAATCCCAGGGGCGGGTCCTGGAGGCAGTCCTTACGTGGGCGAAATAATAGAAGTAGCAAGCGGTACTAGCGCTACAGTGGATCCTCCTATACAAACTACTGTATCGGGAGCTGCTGTAACATTTGATTTCTTTGCTTGGGGGTATATTACTGCTGGGGGACTTACGTTATTAAATACTACAGCACCTATCAGTGGTACTTTTTACATAGATGTAGGTAGTGCAGGGATAGAAGCAAATCAGCAAGACTCCTCAGCTCTTAACTATAAATTTGCAAAGGTTAACTTTAGACCAGGCACTATGTACCAAGATCCTGTTTCTAACATAGGAGGATTTTCAAACGCTAGCTTTGGCAGAACTATAGGTACAGAGCTTAGACAATACCCAGAATTTTACGGTAAAAAGCTAATATGGGGCAAAGATAAAACTGCTGTTGAGTACCTAACAGAAGGCGGGGAGATAACAATAACCTCTGGTACCGATCTACCAGCTACCTGCGATAGAATTCTTTTAACTATTACTACGACTAGCTTAAGCTCAGTTAAACCTAGCAACCAAGCAAAAGGGGATGCAGGCGTAACAATACTAGTCTTCCTTGATTATAAAACAGGCTCTGGAGCTTGGTCTACAGAACAAATATTTGGCCCTAAACCTAATGAATTAGCTGCCTCATACGCATGGGTATGGAACGGCATGCAATCGCCAAATTCTAGTAACTTTAGTGGGGACATATCTGGTAGAGACTCTGAGTCTGCGGACCATGAGTTTTCTTTTAATATTGACCAGTATAAACCATTTGACCAGTTTAAAATCAGAATACGAAGAGTAACTCCGGTTAACTATAAGATGGGGTCTTTTGAGTATAGTAATGGAACTGTAGTCAAATCAGTACAAGGTTTTATAGAAGATAAGTTAGCCTATCCTTTCTCAGCCTATGCTGCGGTTATGATAGACAGCCAAGAGTTTGAAGGTAACATTCCGGAGCGAATGTACCACTGCTATGGCATTAGATGCGAAGTACCTACAAATTACATGACTAGAAGGGAATCTTCTAATGGTGTCGCTAACTACAATAGAAACGTTACTACTGGTGTGCAAGAATCAAGCTACCAGGTATGGGACGGGCTATTTAGAACTGTATATTGCGACAACCCTATTTGGGTACTAAGAACCCTACTACTAGAAAATAGGTTCGGGTTAGGTAACTGGCTATCCGCAGACCAAATAAACAGATACTCTTTCTACTCACTAGCTAGAAGGTGCGATGAACTCGTGCCTGATGGGGAGGGTGGACTAGAACCTCGATTTGTTTGTGGGGTGTACCTTACTCAGCCTACTGAAGCTTATAAAGTAATAAAAGATTTTTGTTCAATAATGTTTTCAATACCTTATTGGATGGACGGTCAATTGGTTCTTGAAGCTGATAGACCCGGCGAACCTGTGTACACTTTCACAAAAAGTAATATTATAGGCGGCACCTTTAGCTATGAAGGAACAGGCAATAAAACAAGGCCTAACCAAATAGCTGTTACATTTAATGACAGAAAAAATCTATACACGCAAACTATTGAGCTTGTAGACGATGTTGAAGACATGATCGCTAAAAATCGCGTTTACTCAGAGGACGCGGTAGCTTTTGGCGCGACTTCTCGCGGCCAAGCTATTAGATACGCCAAGTGGAAACTTTTAACTAGCAAGCTAAACAGAGAAGTTCTAGGCTTTAGAACGGGCGAAAATGCAGGCTTTTTACGCCCCGGTAGCATTATTAGAGTGCAAGATGCCGATAGATATAGAATAAGAAACTCTGGTCGTATTATTTCTTCAACAACTACAACTGTAGTGCTGGATAAAGCAGTTAACCTAGGATCTGGAACTTATACACTACACGTACTTGTAGCGGGGTCAGCTGCTTACTTAGCCCAACCGGCCGCAACTATAGATGGCATACCATATGTACGTGGCGATATTATCGCAGGTGTAGATACAGAAGCAGAAGCGGCTACTCTAGTAGATGACTCTGATGCTCAGGTAGATGTTACTTGGTCTCCAGATGCTCACCTAGAAAATAGAGTTGTCACTACTTCTGCTGGCAGCGGTATCACCACTCTTACAGTATCCACAGCCTTTTCTGCGGCCCCTGAGGTAGAGTTTATATGGGCTTTGACAAACACTTTAAATAACGCAACAGTAGAAGGTAGTTCTAAGTTATACAGAATATTAGGTATAGCTGAAGAAGCCCCAGGTACGTATGCTATTAGTGCTGCGGAACATTTTAACCAAAAATTTGATGAACTGGATGAGACTTACTTATCTGAAGATACAGGTACTATACCGTTTAATGAACTAGTACCATTGGTTACGAATTTTATAGCTTCTTTAAAAACAAGAGATACAGGAGCTGCCACAGAAAATAGCGTAAGTACTGTAACAGCGTTAGATATAGTACTTCGTTGGACCCCTCCCGCAAGCGATGCAGTATCGGGGACAACATCTCTATATAATAATCTAAAAGAATACAGGCTAAACATAACTGGACCTAGAGGCGTGAATAACGTTAAACTCCCTAAAACAGCTACTCAATATACTATAGAAAATATAGAAGAGGGTAATTATGAGTTTGATATTCAAGCCGTAGGGTTAACGGGAGCTGCAAGTACGCCCGTGTACGCTACTATTCTAGGAGCTGTAGTTACTACTGGAGTTCCTGGTACCATCAATCAACTCGGTGTTCCAAGAGGGGGGCACTTTAGTACTTCGCCTACCTTAAATGGTAAAACAATTGTAGCACCAGACGATTATATATTTAATGGTGCATCTGGGGCTAAGAAAACAGTCTCAGGGGGAATTTAATGCCAACTCCTTTTACAGAGTTAACTATATCAAACATTACCCCAGGTTCATCAGCTTACTTAGCTTATGACATTACATACGGCTTTAAATTATTTCAAACCGTAGTAGACGGGGCTGTTGACTATCTTAGAGATATCACAGCTGTAACTCCGATAGATGCTACTAGAACTCTAGCAAATAACGGTACAGTTATAGGCAACGTTGTAACAGTCCCCGGCAGCACAGTCACTGCCGGGGCTTTCACCGTGTCTGCAAGATATAAGATATTAACTATTGGTTCAACAAATTATGCTTCTATAGGGGCTATCACTACAGCCGGTGGCTCCTTCGAGATTGGTAGAAGTTATGTTATATTAACTGTAGGCACTACCGATTATCCAGCTATTGGAGCTGTTACTAAAACTGCCGGGTCGTTCGAAGTCGGCAAGCAGTACATTATATTAACGGTAGGCACAACAGATTATACAGCAATAGGTGCTTCTGCTAATACTATAGGAACTCTATTTACAGCCAGCGGTGCGGGAACAGGAACCGGTACTGCATATGAACAGACGTTTACGGCTATTGGAGCTGGTAGTGGTACGGGTACAGCCTATGAACAATATTTTACCGCTACTGGAGCTGGTAGCGGTACTGGCACAGCTGTATCTGATTTCTCCGAAATAGGTCGTCAAGTAGGGCAGCCTGTAAAAATCAATGGTACTTGGTGTACTATAAATAGCTACCTATCTAATAGAGCTATAACTGTAGACAGAGTTGTAACTACTGGTCCGGTTGTGTACCCTTCATACTACCCTAATGTTGTAGAAGATACAATAATTGGTCTTATCTCGGTTATTAGTGCTAACGCTACAGCTATAGTGACTGGCTCTACTTATCAAATATTAACTACAGGCACCACAGACTACACAGCTTTTGGAGCCTCTGCTAACACTATCGGAGTCGAATTCACAGCTGCAGCCCCTGTTGCGGTAACAGCTGGAGCTTTTGTTTCTGGTAAACGATACACTATTGCTTCTGTAGGCTCTACAGATTTTATGGCAATTGGCGCATCCGCTAACACTATTGGCGTGGCATTTACAGCCACTGGAGCTGGTAGCGGTACCGGCACAGCCACGCCCACACTGGGCACTGGCACAGTAACTTACTACACTATCGAAAGATATTTCACAGCGTACAATACAATACCAACAGGGTCTCTATTAGTAGCTGGTACATTCCCAGGCGAGTCTCGAATCGATTCCGGTTCTGGAGACTTATACATTTGGAGTGGTACGACATGGGTAGCTTCTGGCGGTAGCGCTAGTGAGGTTATCGTTAGTGCGACAGCTCCTGGTGCTCCAACAACGGGTATGCAGTGGTTCAGAACTACTGATAGCCGCATGTTTATGTGGAACGGTACCACTTGGGTTCAAACAATTCCAGGTGTAAGTGGAACTCGTTTAATCGATACTACTACCGAAGATGGCCTATACGAAGGTGAAACTGTAATCGATTCTACAGACGGTAACATGTACATCTGGGATACCGGGGCATGGGTACTAGTCCTTGAGAGTGTGGCTTTTGATTTAAGTAACCAAGTACACGGCTGCCCTTCTGACTTTGCTGGTACTACCGTCGACTATACAGGGGCTAATACACAGCTTAGTGTTTTCTCTGGTGCCACAGACGTTACATCTCTATGGACTATTACAAAAAGTGAAGGCGCTGGCATAACTGGTACCTTAACTAACCCTGGTCCACACAAACTTTACACAGTTACATCTATTACTTCAGACGTTGCAACAGTAGAGTTCACAGCATCCAGAACTGGTTATGCTGATCGTATAGCTACGTTTACTGTTATTCGTGTGCGCGCGGGCGAGGGTGGCATTGGTACAGTCTACCAAGTTATTCCTAGTGTTGGAGCTGTAAAGTATAACCTAACTACTTATACACCAGCAACTATTACATACGAGTCCTTCTTTACTACAGGAGCTGATGTGCCTGCTGCGTACGCAGGGCGTTTCAAGATATACTACAGCACCAATGGTATAGACTACACGCTAGATTATACTAGCTCTGGTAACGAATCTTCTAAAGTATATACACCGTCTGTAGCTAATATAAAATTCATCAAAGCTGAACTATACCTAGCGGGTGGGGTAACTACTCTACTAGACTATGAGAACATTCCAGTTATTATTGACGGCGCGCAAGGTACTGGAGGCCCTCAAGGTACCCTAGGTGTGCAAGGTGTCCTAGGCCCTAACGGCCCAGCGGGCTCTCAAGGCGGCGCAGGTCCTACTGGCGGGCCCGGTCCCCAGGGTACTAACGGCCCTATAGGCGTGCAAGGTGTTTTAGGCCCGACAGGCGGACCAGGTGCGCAAGGCTTAACAGGCCCTATTGGAACACAGGGTGTTCTTGGCCCAACAGGCGCTGGGGGCCCTCAAGGCTTAACAGGCCCTCTAGGTGTGCAGGGCGGCTTAGGCCCAACAGGCGCTGGGGGCCCTCAAGGTTTAACAGGCCCTCTAGGTGTGCAGGGCGTCTTAGGCCCAACAGGTGGTGCGGGGCCCCAAGGCTCAAGCGGTCCATCAGGTGTACAAGGAAGCTTAGGCCCAGCTGGTTCTCAAGGTGTTACAGGTAACGCTGGTCCCCCAGGTGTTCAAGG